CGCGCTCTTTGTTGAAAGCGATGGGGTGTATCAGGGGCTAGACGATGTCGACCCGTGGGACATCAGCCGTGATGCCCGGTCGTACCTCGGCCCGCACCCTGTCGTCGCCCACCCGCCGTGCAAGCGGTGGGGCAACTTCTGGATGGGAAGGCCGGGGGTCGACAAGGGCCGGTTCCATCTGGGCGATGATGGTGGGTGCTTCGCTGCGGCTCTGGCATCCGTTCGCGCCTTTGGCGGCGTCCTTGAGCACCCGAAGGGGTCGAGAGCGTGGGGGATGCATGGCCTGACAGCGCCATCCGGCGGCGGGTGGTGCGCCTCTGACTTCAAGGGTGGCTGGTCGTGCCTAGTAGACCAAGGCCACTTTGGCCACCCGTGCCCGAAATCAACGTGGCTCTACGCCGTTCGGGTCGACCTGCCTTCGCTCGACTGGTCGCCGTCGGTGGCGACCGGCAGGGTGGAGAGGCAGTCCCGCCGGGACCGCCTGCGCACGCCACCGGCATTCCGAGATCTGCTCCTCAGCATGGCGAGGTCTGTCCGATGATGCACCGCGAGACCGTCATCCAGACCGAACGGGCGATGCTGGCTGACCTGCTCCTCGTCCACCCGTCGGACGTCCCAGCCGTGGCCGAGATGCTCCGCTCCGACCAACTGACCGACCAGCGTCACCGGGCCATCTTCGAAGCCGCCGTAGGCCTCGCGGCCGTCGGCCGGGACGTGGATATCCTCGCGGTCCAGTACGCCCTCGAGGCATCCGGTCAGCTCGGCGCGGTGGGTCACGACTACGTCCTGAACCTCTCCGCCTCCGGCGCGATGTCGGCGAAGCGCGCGGCCCGCACCCTGGCGGCGGCCGCCCGCATCCGAGCGTTGCAGGGCGAGCTCTACACTCTCACCGCTGACCTCGATGCGGTGGACCCTCAGCAGGCCGACGAAGCGATCGGGCGCGTCGTAAGCCGGGTCATGGACTACGCGGCCAACGCCGAGGACGGCGGGCGCGTCGGGATGGGCCAGGCGGTGCGGCTCTTCCTCGCCGACGCGACGGACAACTGGCATCGGCGGGCCGAGAATCGGCCCGTTCGCTCCGGTCACTCCTGCACCTTCCGCGCGGTCAATGACCCGATGGTGGGGGGATTTCGGCCGGGGGAGGCCTACGCCATCGGCGCTCGCCCCAAGACGGGAAAGACGGCCTTCGCGCTGAGTATCGCGTGCGGTATGGCGACGCGGGCCCGTGGCCACGTCCTCTATCTCAGCTGGGAGGATCAACCGCTATGGCTCGGCGGGCGCTTCGCGTCGGCGATGCTCAAGTCGCACGGCATGAGCCTGCATTCGGGGGATTTCGACGCGGACACGCTCGCCGAAGCGTTGGAACTCCGCGACCAGGCCGCACGCAAGGGCGGAGGGCTGGACGACCTGCTCACCATCGTCCACCGACCCGGCGCAGGCGTCGAACTGGTGGATTCCGAGGTTGTGCGCTACCAGCGCAGCCGCGCCGCCCGTGACTTCCCGTTGGTCGGCGTCGTCGTCGACCACATCGGCAGGCTTATCCACGACGCGGCGCGGCACGGCGGAGATGCGGAGCTTCGGCGGGTGGTGAAGGCGTGCGAGACCGTGGCGAAGCGGCGACACGTCCCGATCATCATGACTTCCCAGCTGCGCCGACTGCAGGGGGGCACAGGGAAGGCGCGCGCACCGACCGTCGAGGACTTCCGCGGGTCGGACGCCCTGCTCGAGTGCTGTTCCGCCCTGATGCTCCTACACCGGCCCCGTGCGGTTGACCCGGACTACCAACGGGGCGAGGAGGCCCACATGGTAGTCCCAGCCAACAGGCTCGGGAAGGTGGGGCGCTGGCCGCTGCACTTCAATGAGCGCACCGGCGTCTACACCGACGCCGAGGAGCCGTGGGGCGACCTGCCCGGCACGGGCTCGCCATGGGGGAGACGGTGAGATACCTCAGCGTGTGCAGCGGCATCGAGGCCGCCTCCGTGGCGTGGTACCCTCTCGGGTGGTTCCCGGCTGCGTTCGCGGAGGTCGACGCCTTCTCATCTGCAGTGCTCGCGCACCGCTTCCCAAGCATTCCGAATCTCGGCGACATGACAGCAATCCCGGAGCGTGCCAATGAACTCGGACCAGTTGACCTTCTTGTCGGCGGCACCCCCTGTCAAAGTTTCAGCGTGGCAGGACCCCGGGGCGGGCTCGAAGACCCGCGCGGACGCCTTGCTTTCGCTTTCGCGGATGTTGCGCGCGCGCTTCGCCCACGGTGGGTCGTGTGGGAGAACGTGCCCGGAGTGCTATCCAGCGGGGGAGGCCGAGACTTTGGCGCGTTCCTCTACAGCTTGGTCGACGTCGGGTATCGCTGCGCGTGGCGAGTGCTGGACGCTCAAGGCTTCGGAGTGCCCCAGCGACGACGACGGGTGTTCGTTGTCGGACATCTTGGAGGCGGGCGCCGTGCCGCCGAGGTTCTATCTCTCGGCGAAAGCGGCCCGAGGGATTTTGAGGCGCGCCGAGGCGCGAAACAAAGCCCTCCCGCCGGCCCTCTTGACGGCGTTGGAGGAGGCTGCGTCGGACCCCTCCTCGCGCCCACAAGAAACAGCGGGTGGCGAATAGACGTCGCCGCCGTGGGAGGGCGAGTCGCACACACCCTCCGAGGTGAAGGGTTCGACGCCAGCGAGGACGGGACCGGCCGAGGTACTCCGATTGTGACATTCGGGGGAGGTCGGACCTCGGGGCACGCTGTTGCATGGAACAACCGGGGCAGGGACGGCGGCGCTCAGTTGGAAGGGCCGAGCCCCGTGGCCAGCCTGCGAGCAGCCTCCGGCGGTTCGTCGCGGAGCCTTGTCCAGGCATGGGCTGAGAACTCGCGCGGGGAACTCAGACTAGAGGGCGGCGAGGGCCGGCGAACCGGAGCTATCAGCGGGCCGGGTGGCAAGGCTGGGCAGAGCACACCGACGGTGTGCTCTGCGGGCGCTGTCCGACGGCTCACGCCGCGTGAATGCGAGCGCCTGCAGGGCTTCCCCGACGACTGGACCCGCATCCCGTACCGCGGCAAGGGCGCGGCCGGCTGCCCGGACGGGCCGCGGTACAAGGCCATCGGGAACTCGATGGCCGTTCCTGTGATGCGATGGCTCGGGTCGCAGATTGCAGAGGCGGACAGATGAACCTCAACGCACTCGGCGCGCGCACCGTCCGCAAAGGCCTCGAGCACCGCTTCGACGAGGCCAGGATGGCGCTGGCCTTCGTCGCCCGCGTCCGGGCCGAGTCCGACCCGTCCGAAGCGCTGATGTTCGCACTTGGCCTGGTCCGGTTCGGCCCGGACGGAAGACTGGAACTGTCGGCCGATGGTCGGCGCATCGTAGAAGGGGCACCATGAGAATCGCAGACCTCAGAATCCTCGACCGAACGTTGCCGTCGGTCACCGCGCCGAGGCCGCTGTCCAGGTGCGAGTCCGTCGTGATCCATACCACCGGCCGAGGCCTCACCCGCGTGGTGCTGGACGCGCTGGGGGCGGAGAGCGCCACCGACGCGCAGGACTTCGGCGCGTCGGCCAACGCCGCCGCGGACTGGTACGAGCGGAGCGGCCACGCCTACTTCGGCCACTTCCTCGTCGGCTGGTCCGGCGCGGTGGTCGAGCTGCGCTCGGAGACGCTGCAGTGTCTCCACGCCGCGTCCCTGCCCAGCTACTACAAGCGCCGTGGCTGGGCGAAGCTGGCGAAGCCGATGGGGCAGGCGCACTGGAGGGCGCACGGCCGAGACCCGTCCGTCGTCTTCGACTGGTGGATCGCCCGGTGGGGGATGGGGATGCGCGCATACGGCTCGCCCGTGGACCTCCCCCCCGGTGCTCACCCGAACCGGACCACCGTCGGGATCGACATGCTCCCTACCGAGCGCGGCGTCTACACCGACGCACAGCTGGCCGCACTCCCCGCACTCGTCGCATACGTCGCGCTCCGGTGGCAGATGCCCATCGAGCGGGCGCGCGTCCTGGGGCACGCGGACATCGACCCCTGCCGGCGCGGCGTGGTGCGGCTGGCCGGCCCGAGGGGGAAGGTGGTGGGGAAGGACTGGGACCCGGGGTCAGGCGTGGACCTGGGCAAGGTGGCCGAACAGGCCGCGGCGATTGTGGCGGCCGAGTCGTGAGCATGGACACTCGTTACTGCCCAGGGTGCGCGCGGTCGATGGACAGGGTGCGCCGCTGCCGGCGATGTGGCTACGAGACCGAGGGCGGCGCGCCCACGGTGCGGGAGCTGCTCGACGGGAAGCGCGCCGCGGGCTTGTTGTGGGACGACGTCGACCTGCACGCCTACGTCGCGGCGGTGCTGGGCGAAATTGAGGAGCGCCGACGATGACCTGGCGAGGTTGGGTCATCGTCGCCATCGGCATCGCCGCACTGCTCCTCGCCGGCCGGCTGATAATGGCCTTGGCCGCTGCGGGCCTTTCGGGTGCCGCTGTGGCGCGCGAGGTCGCACGAAGGCGAGGGATTGCGCGACGGGCAAAACGGGCCGCCGCGGGCACAGAAACCGCACTGCTGTCCATTCGGAAGGCGCGGACCGCCGCGACGGAGCGAGGCTCAGCGCGCGAGGGTCCGAATCGGCGCGCGGAACGGATGGCAGAGACGCGAGGGGCTGTCCATGCACTGCCCCCAGTGGAGGACTGAGCATGAGCGTCGCCCTTCTCTGTGTCGGCGCGCTCACTGCGGCTGGGTGGGTCCCCATCCGCGAGCGTTGCCGCGCGCCGTTCGACGGCGTCCTATGGACGCTCCATGCAGACGCCGAGCGCGAACTGCAGTTGGACGACGCCCTCCACGATGGCGAAGCCTGCGATGCTGCGCTGGACCCGTGCGTTGAGGCGCTCGCCCTCGCCGAGCCGGCGCTGCTCTCCTGCCGCTTCGCCCTCGAGGAGGCGCGCGCCGAGCTCGCCGCCCATCCCGTCGTCGTCGATGCCGGCGGCCCTGCGTGGCTGTGGACCGCTGCCAGCCTCGCCGCGCCGTGGCTGGGCTGGGGTGCCTGCACTCTGGGTGGCGTGGACGGCGCAACATGGTGCGGCGTCGGGGCCGGAGCCGCTACCCTGGGCGTGTCCCTGCTGGTGGATTGGTGATGGCGCTCGACCCCTGCCGCTTGAAGCTGCCCTGGCTTGCCGATGGCCTCACCGTTGAGCAGCGGTGGGGGGTGGTGTGCGGTGCGGCGGCGGAGATGGGCTACACGTTGCAGCGCGGGCCCCTCACGCACCGCTCGATGTTCCTCCCATGGGGCAAGCTCATCGTGGCGGACACGCTGTGGGACACGCTCAAGGTGCGGGTGGCGGTGGGTGCTCACGAGCTAGTCCACGCCATCGATGCCGAGTCCTATGGCGGTGGGCGCTATCTCTGGGCGGCGCGCTACCTGGCTTGTCCCAGCGCCCGACGCGCCGCCGAGGTGCTGGGCGAGGCGGTGGAGGCCGCGACATGGGCGGCGGTGACCGGACTGAGCGTGGTCGACTCGGTGTCAGCGCCGAACGTCGGCGGCTGGGGTCCGCCATACTTCATGGGAGGCGTCCCCGACGTCCTCCGAGATCGCATCGCCCAGCTGGGCGAGATGCTGCTGGAGAGCAACCGATGAAGCCGAAGCTACACGCGGAGCAGTGGGCCGATGACCTCTGCCACGACTGGCGCACCGAGTATGCCGACGAGGACCTGGCCTGGGCCGCCTACAAGCTGGACGCGAAGGCCAACGGCGTGAAGCGTGGCCTTTCCAGGAAGCGGTGGGCGGCTCTCTTCGACGTCTCCGGCCAGCCCTCGGCAGCCCCGGCGGAGCTCCTCCCGCCGCCGCAGCCGCGGCCAGGCGTCCGTCGTCGCGTCCGTCGCCGCAACCGGCTGGTGTGGGTGGAGGAATGAAGCGGGCGCGCCTACTCGGCGAGGTCGCCGCCTATTGCGCAATCAAGCCAGAGGTCATTGCCGCGACCCGGGCGTGGCTGGCCCGTCAGGAGGCCCGCGCACCCCGCTGCCAGAACCACCCGCCCGACGACTCCGCGCGCCCACCGTCGTCCTTGCGGCCGGACTGACCCGCCTCGTCCAGCCACCCGGGCAGCAGCTGCGCCACCTCGGACTTGGACGCGAATAGCCGCTGTGTGGAGCGCCTCGCGCTCACGCTCCCTACCGACGTCACGCACCGCGCCAACAGGCGGAGCTTCTTGGCGGCGCGCAGGACGTCTCGCCCCGTGCCTGGTGCCATGTACAGGTCAGTGATGGTGAGGTCTGGGCGGTGAAGGCGCATCTTGCGCATGGCCTCGCGCCCGGACTGGGCGGTGATGATGACCGCGTTCGGCGCGGCCGCTTGTGCCGCGTCCACGAGCTCGGCGAGCTGCTGCGGGTTGTCGTCGGCCACCAGAATTGTCTCAACCATTGGAGCTCCTGTCCTGAATCGGCGCGCCCCCGACGCCGTCCATTCTTCCATGGAGCCGGGCCACATCACGCCGCGCGTCGTCCAGTTCCTTTTCAAGCCCACCGCGGGCTGCCTCCGCCTCCGCGAGTCTCGCGTCCATCGTAGCGGCGTCGGCGAAGTCGCCCACCTCCAGCTTTTCGATCCGGGCCTTGAGCTTCGTGTGCTCCTCGGGTAGCGAAGCGATGGCGCGGAGCCGGGTGAACACCCACCCGCCGAACGCCGAAGCGACCGAGCCCGCAACCAAGAGTGCTATCGCGTTCGCGTCCACGGTGTTGCCTCCGGTCGTGGCCTGCCAAATATGATCCCAGCGCAATCACGCCGAGGCTCACCCCGCGGACTCGGCCGGCGGCGCGTCCTTTTTGCCTGTCTTGCGGTGCCGGTGCTCGGCGGCGTTGCCCCCGACCATGGCGGCATAGAGGCCGGCGATGGTGCCGAGCCCGAACTGAACGATGGACGCGGCCGGCCCGTGCGCGACATGGGGGAGCGCCAACAAGAGCGCCTCGCCTCCGAGGGTGACCAGGACCGCCGCGCCGAGAGCGCGCGTCAGGCCGGTCAGCTTCCGCTGCCCCTTCGATGCGTCACCGCCGTTGAACCAACCGATCACGTCATGTCCTTCGCTGCGTCCGCGCTTGCGCCCAGCGTAGCGGCCGCGTCGGCCATGTGCGCATAGAGCCGGTTGACCACCTGGTCGTAGCTGCCCGGGATGATGATGTCGCCCGCGACTAGGCCATGCGCACCCGTGAACGTGATATGGCTCACGCCGTCGGTGGACATGACGGTCAGCGCGACGGCCGCGTCTCGGTCCGCCGGGTTGAATCCGCGCACCTGCTGGGTGGCGAAAAACCCGTGGATGTCTCGGAACGGCTCGCCCGTCACCGGGTGGGTCGCCGGCGTGAAGTCGCTGAAGTCGATTCTGACGGTGGTCGGGTCGACGACCGCGGTGACCTCGGCCGACGCTGCCCACCCTGCCCCGTTGACGCCGTAGTGGTACATGAGCACCTCAGCGCCCTCGCCCCAGTAGTCGATGGTCCACTCCATCACGCGGCCGGCGTTGAAACTGACGGCGGTCCCGTCCTCGCCGATGGCGCTCAGGCCTACGGCGCCGTAGGCCCGCAGGAACCTCGAGGCCACCAGGTAGACCGAGCCGAGGTGGCCGAAGATGGCGTCGCCCGTGGCGATTCGCCCGCGCCATGTGCGGCGCTCGTCGCCAAACTGCACCATCAGGCGGGACAGGATGTCTTGGACCGCCGCCTCCGCGCCGCCCGGGGCTGCCGGGTCCGCGACGATGCCGAGGAGGTTGAGTTCCACTTCCTCGCCGTCGCCGTGGGCGGTGATGGAGGCCTGGTCGTACTGGATCACCGGCAGCGGCTCGTCGTTGTCCTCGGCCGGGTGGCTGAGGTTGAAGACCCACTTATTGACGATCTCGTCGTCGGTGCCGTTCTCGGGCACCGGATCCACCAGCCAGTCGCCGTCGGCGATGGACCGGCTGATATCGGCGGTTGGGTCGGCGGTGCTGATGGTGGACAGCGTCTCCATGGGGTTCTCGGGCCCGACGGACACGAGAGTGAGCATGGAGTCCCCCGTGTCGGGGTCGATGCGCGAGACGATGGCCGCGCCCATGGCCATCAGCATGTCCTCGAGGACCTCCCGCACGGTCTCGCCGTCGGGATAGGTGAGGGTCCATCGGTCCATCCCAGGGGTGTCGGGGAACCGCTCGAAGCTGGCCACATCCACGTCGGGGCTGGTGGATGCGTCGCCCACCAGGTTCGCGCCGATGGGGAGTACGTCATAGACGCTGTCGTTGATGAGCCCGCCGCCGCCGCTGAGGAGCAGCTGGAGCAGGACCACCGCGGGGCGCTCTGCGTCGAAGCGGATCGCCGACCGGATCGCTGCCGGCTCCTGGCCCGGCCAGTTGCCGAAGCTGGGAGTTCGGTAGGGGTCCTGGATGGTGAGCCGCCAGCCGATGCTAACGCCGCCGTCGAAGACCTCCGTTGCGGCAGTGACGGAGACGTCGTGCGTCCGTTCCTCCTCGCCGTCCCAGTAGGTGACGGTCATTTTGTGGACGCCGCCGGGGGGCACTACGACCTGGTCCGACACAAGGATGGAAGGCTCGCCTGTCTGGTAGAACGCCGACGCGATACCGCGGATCGGGATGCGCTGCTCGGCGGGGCCCGCCGGGACACGGCCGGTGTCGGCCTCGGTGAACAGCGCCACCTCTCGCACCCACTCGGCGCGCCTGGGGCCGCGCCACGGCCCGCGCGCGCCGATGACCCCGTGGTGCCGGAAGGGCCGCGCCTCGTCTCCGGGGTCGGCGAAGTCCAGCCCATACCAGAGGTGGCGGAACAGGTCCGGCGGGTCGTCAGGGCCGGAAGCCGCAGCAGGACTGGACGGTGTGCGCCACGCCTTGAAGTTGGCATGCGGGAATCCGTAGGCCTCCGGCACTGCCTGCCAGTCGGACCAGAGCAGGATCCGAAGCGCACGCCGGTAGTTGTCCACGTTGTAGGCGCTCAACAGGGCCGGCCCGTCGTCGCCCTCCGCGTCGATGGTCATGTTTGCCCACATGCCACCCGCGCCGGCAAAGGACCGCGGCACCCACGACGCCTGGGCCGCATCGACGGCCGCGTCCGGCCAGCGGGCGAGCGTTTGAGTCCCCACTGGGCCGGGCGCGACATCGACGGGGATGACCTCCACCGCCGGCGCTGAGTTGATCAGGTCGCCGGCCGCGCCCAGCCGCGTCGGCCCCGGTGCGGCGATGATGAACTGATCGTCGCCCGCCGGGCCCGTCCCGATGCCGTATCCGGTGACCACCTCGAAAGCGCCGCCGTGATCGTTCCACAGCTGGCCGCGACGTGGATGCTGGCCAGGGAGTCCCGTGTCCATCGTGCCCTGGTGCGGGGCGAGTTGGCCCGGTGCCACGTTGTAGACACCCGCTGCGCCTGCGTTGGCCGAGTGCGCCACCGATGTCGCGTCGCCCTGCCATGCCCACCGCTGGGCGTGGACCATCGTGCAGGCGTGCGGATAGGTCCATTCGTGCCAGTTGTCGCGGAGACCCGTGCTCACGTTGTTGTTGACCATGGCGGTGTCCGTCAACGTGAGCAGATCGATGACCTCCACCTCTAGCCGTTTCGGGGACCCTGTCTCACGGGGCGAGCGCTCGATGAAGCCTCGCTTGATCTCCACCCATTCGCTCAGGGTGCCGTCGCTTCGGATCTGCGCCATGTGCACCGATGCGCGGCGGGTCCGCCAGAACACCACCTCATCGATGATGACCAGCGGGACCTTGCCGCCCGCCCCGTCGACGCGGTGGACCTGCGGCTGCGTGCCTGCGACGGCGCGCGTGACTGTGAATCGGTAGGGGTCGGCCGGCGCGCCGGTGCCAAGCTTCGCGGTTGCCCACATCGTCTCGAGGCCGACGTGGATCAGGGTCGGGACGGTGACAGAAGCGTGGGAGCGGTCGATCTCGACGGTGCCCGCCCCAGTGGCCTGGTCGAGCTTCGTCAGCAGCTGCGCCCAGAACGCCGCCGCCTTCTGTGTGATGCGGCTGAGTACCCGTCCCGCTTCGTTCACGCTGCGCGGGTCGTCGGTAGTGGCCAGAGAGACGGTCATCGGCCCCTGCTCTGCCACGCCGCCCTTGGGGTCGAGTCTCCCGGTGACCGAGCTCACCGCCACCAGCCCCGGATTGTCGTCGTAGGAGAGCGCGCCGCCCGTGCCGGGCACGCTCTCCAGCGTCGGCGCGACGGTGCCGGAGTAGTAGCGCACCTTGAGGCCCGCCACAGTGAGCCGGAAGACGCTGCGCCGGTTGATGTCTGCGTTCTCGCCGAGGCTCACTGGTCAATCTCCGGCTCGAAGAACTCCCACACGGTCACCTGGTGCAGCCGCACGTTTTGGGTGGTCAGCCTGACCTCCACATCGACGCCCTGCGCCGTCCCGACGTTGAGCAGTCGCGGCACGGTCGGGAAGGCTGCCGGGGCGTCGTCGATGGCGGCCCCGGTATTCGCCAGCAGGATCCGATAGGCGTCGCCCTGCGTGCCGCCGGACTCCACGATGTATGAATCAGCGGCGAGGTCGCCCCGGTCCTGGTCCCACCTGCAGCCCGCATCCTGCACCGCGCCACCGAAGGCGAGCCGCAAGTCCGCGTCTGCGTAGGTCACGGCGGCCGCTGTCCCGCGCGCCGCCTGGTAGCTGAATTCCACGAAGACGTACGACGCCTTCGGGTGCGTCCGCCATGTGACCTTCGCCGCGCGCGTGATGCCGGTGGGGTCGAGCTGCTCCGGGTCGTTATTCGACCCGCTCACGTCCCACTCAATCTCGGTGTGCGGTGCGCGCCGGAAGCGCCAGCCCACCAGGTAGTTCACCGCCTGAGCGAAGGACTGCATGGTGGGCCCGTCGACCGGGCGCTGAAAGTGCGTCGCCTTGACGTCGGGCACCGTGGGCCAGCTGGACTGTGGGCGGACTGTCGCCATCTGCTACACCCCGAAGAACGCGAATCCATGGACCTGAGACGGAACAGCAGCGTCGTTTTCGTCAACTACCCATGGCCGCATCCTGAGAAGCAGGTGGGGCACCGACCGCACGCCGTTGACCTCGGGCGGGGTGAAGCTCACCGAGTACCAGGCGGCCGCCGCGCCACCGGCCGGGACGATGGTCTGAGCACCGCCCCACCAGACCCAGGTACCGCCCATCAGAAACCCAGGCCGGATATAGGTCGGCTGGGCGGCGTTCTGCGCCACCTTCGCCCACAGTGTCATTTGGACGCCGCGGTCGGCCGCGCCTCTGCTGTAGGGGGTCGTCACGATGCGCGACGAGTCGGTCAGCGTGGCCGACGTCGCACCGCCCAGGCCATTCAGCCCGCTCCACGCCGAGTAACTACGCCGCCGGGCGAGCAAGTCCGCCTGCCCATCCACCAGGGTATTCCCGACGTAGCTGGGCAGCGGCTCGTCGGCGGCGTAGTAGGCAGCGCCGTATGGGGTGAAGCCGCCCACCTTAGTCGCCGCCAACGGAGAGCCGATTCGTGTGTAGCGGATGATCACCCGGTCGATTTGGAGCGTCGCACCCGCGCCGCCGCCGAGCAGATCCATGGTGATGAACTCTTCGGTCGCCGGGCCGCCCGTGACGGCCAGGCTCCCGACGAGGACCCAGGCGGAAGCGCCGACCGGGACAACGGCGTTGATGGTCGCCGCCGCAACGCTCGAGTTGAATCGGACGGTGCCCGCCGCGAGGGTGCTGAATCCCTCCACCCTGATCTCGGCCACCGTGTGCGCACCGCTGAGCACCGGGATGGGCCACTCGCAAACGCCGTTGACCGTGCCCGCTCCGGCGAGGTTGCAGAGGTTGTCGCCCCATTCCTGTTCAACCACCGGGGCGGCGTGGCCCTCGGCGTGGCACCAGTTCATGGTGGTGAGCAGCTCGCCCATGGACCCGGCGATCAGGTCGCGCCCGCTGCCGAACTCGTTCGGGTCGGGGAGGACGATGGGCGTCGGGAAGGTGTTGGGCACCTACTGCCCTCGCTCGTCGTCGGTGAAGATCAGGCTCGTGGGGCGTCGTCGACGCAGCTCGCCCGGCCACCGGGCGTCGTAGCGGTCACCCGTCCGCGGGTGGATACGGAGTCGAAGGCGTCCGCGATAGCCTCCGCCCTCCACGGTGTACAACAGCCCGTAGTCGCCCAGGTTGGGCAGCGGAGCCGCGCGCCTGCTGTCCCCCCAGTCTTGGTACAGCGTGACGCGCCGCCCGTGCGTGACCTGGTGGAGGAACTCGTCCATGTAGTGACGATGCTGGTCGCGCGGACCGGCGGGCCCGTCGAGGTGAAAGTCCAGCTGCCACCCGCCATAGCTGCCGACCACGTTGGACGACCACGCCCCGCTGGTCAGCCGGTCCGCCGCGCCCTCTTCCTCGGTCACGCGGAACTGTCGCACCATCGGGCGCGATGGGAAAAGCCCCGTGGGCGGCCGGTTGTTGGCGGTCAGGCTGTCCTGGCCGTTGAGCGTCACGACCGTCTCGCTCCCGTCGAAGCCGAGGGCGTCGCGGAATGTGGTGGACAGCCACGTCGGAAGGGCCAGCGCGATCGCGTTGGGCCAGGTCGACCAGACGAAGCCGGCGTCACTGATGCCCCACTGGATCGACCGGCCCGCCGGGTCGTTGATGTCGTTGTCCAGCTTCTGGATGTTGTCGAGCGGGTGCGCGTCGTCTGCGTCGGCGATGACACCGCGGTCGCGGAAGAGGACCGGGACGTCTTGGTAGCGGAAGGCGTCAGGGAGGAGCAGGAACGGGATCCCGACGCCCGGGAAGACGCTCAGGCCCAGGTTGTCAAAGTTGCCGCGGGTCCATTCGTTGGGCGTCGTGTAACCCGGCGCACCCGCCGCGATGACGCCGGTGCCGGTGGCAGGGATGCCGAGGAACTCCGCGCCCGCGTTGCCGCCGATGTCGAAGGTCTCGACCGTGGACTGGAAGTTGATGCGGTCGTCGCTGGTGAAGGTCGCCGTGAACGTGCCCGCGCCGGTCCACTGCGAGGCGCACAGCGCCGGGAGCGTGCGGGTCGACGTCGAGCCCCGCCCGTTGAGCAGGTCCAGCAGGTCGTCGTAGATGCCCTCTGTGGTGTAGGGCGTGGACGTCGGCAGCGCCGTTGCTACGCCGCCCCGGTTGAAGAGGTCGGTGGGCGAGGACCCGCGCCACGGCCGACCGTCGAACTCGCCGAGCAGCGCGAATAGCGGGTGGGGGTTCATTCGCGGCATCAGTTGCGTCTCCTGAAGCTCCGCGCGTCGAAGCGGGCGCGGCCGCGCCGCCGGCTGCCCTCGTCCAGCAGTCGGGCGATCCCGTCCTGGATGTCCGTGCGGGTGTGGATGGGCTGGCCGTTAAAATTCGCGTTGATGATGATCGCGCCCGCCTCGGTGTCGCGGTCGCGGTCGGGGGGGAGATCGTCCGATGCCGGAGACCGCGGCGATCCACCGCCCCCTCCACCGCCGCTGCCGCCGCCCCCCCCTGTCGCAGCGGCGACGCCGGCGGCAGCTAGCGCCACGCCTTGGAAGGCAGCGGCGGCGGCGAGGTGCTGCGACGCCAGCAGCGGCTCGGCGATCGCCTTGGCCAGACTGAACAGCGCCTCGAGCTGGGCGCGTTGGAAGATCGACGACGCCGCCGCGTTGAGGACCTGCGCTGCCGACTCCCCCGCGATGATGCCGGCCAGCGCTTGCGCCGCTGTCGCCTTGCCCTGGGCCACTGCGAAGTCCTCGAGGCCTTGCACCATGGCTGCGTTGGCGTCGTCCAGTCGCTGAGCCTCCCGTACAGCTGAGTCGATGCCCTGGGCGAATTCGCTGAACGCCGGTGACATCTGCTCGCCCAGATTCTGAAATCCGAGTGCCAGATCGTCGACCGCCTGGCTGATGCCGGGGAGGAACTCGTCGCCCTCGAAGATGAACGACAGCGACTCCGCGACCGTCTTGGCCCGGTCCAGTTCTTGGACGAACGCGAGGAGGGACTGCGTGCTCTTCCTGATGCTTCCGTCAACGTCCTCGGTCGACTCAAACAACGCAGCGAGTGACGCCGCAAACTGCAGTGCCTCGCCCTCGGCGATCTTCAGTTGGCCAGTCCAAAGCGCCTGGCTGATCCGGGCGTTGCGGATTGTCGAGTCGAGCTCGCCAGACTCCGCCCGTAGTGCGGCCATCTCCTTTCCGAGAGCCTGAAGCGTGGGCAGGTTGGCCCCGAGTGCCGCGGTGGCGTTGTTGGCGTTCTGGTTGGCCTTGGCGAGGCCATCCGCCGTCGCCTGCAGTCGGCGCTCAATCGCCTCTATCTCGCCTCGGATATCCACCTGTCTGGTCAAGGCGGCGTTGCGCGCATCCTGGGCGGCGGCGATGTTGGCCTGAGCCTCAGCGAACCGCCGCGCGTTCTCCGGGTCGATGAGGAACGACGCCAGCCCCGCTTTGGTGGCTAGAGCCTGGAAGGCGCTCCCTGTCTCATGCACTCGCGCCGCAAGTTCCGCCTGGGCCTCCGCCTGGGCCTTGGCTGCCTCCTCTGCAGCCTTGGCGTCGGTGATCCAGTCGCGCATTGCGGTGGCCGCGCTGACGAAGCCCTGCACCATGTTGAAGAGCGCGACGCCGGAGAGCAGACCGATTGCGGTGTTGATCTGACCGAGCCGGCCTTGGAGGGCGTCGAAGCCCTTCAAGTTGTCGTCGATCGGCCGGAGGCTGTCCTGCATTGCGCCGGAGAGGTTGCCGAACGCTGACCCTGCGTTGTTGCCCGCCCTAGCTGCGCCCTCTGCCGCCTTGTCGGCTTTGCCCAAGGCATCGGACACCTTGTCTGCGCCCGTCTCGGTGAACCTGTAGTTCACCTCTCGCTCAAGCGCCATGGGGACCCTCCCGTCGCCGGGCCTCGGCGAGATGCTGGTGGAGCGCCTGCGACTCACGGATAGCGGTCTCGACTAGATCCACCAGGACAACCCCAGGCCGGTCCACCAGGTCGAACACGCGCGAGATCTCACCGCCCGTGTGGCGCGCCAATCGTAGCACGCGCGCGAGCCACGGTTGGAATAGCTCGGCCAGTGGGCATGTGTAGAAGCGCTCTGCGGCCGCACTGGCGTGATACGAGACCACCGTGCCGCCGTCGATGTAGGCGCGCCCGTCGTCGTCCTCGTCGGCGAGGGAGTGGGCATGGAGCGGCCCCCCGCAGTTGCCCCGGCGCGCCCGCTCGGCTGGGTGCTTGTCGCAGTCCTCACACGACCACTTCCGCGCCCGCTTGTTGGTGGACCAGACCGCGACCGAGATCAGGCTTTTCCCTGGGGCGGGGTCTCCCCGACGCGCCGGGCATGCTGGCCGAGCTCCGCCATGAATGCGGTACGTGCCGACACGGGCCGGATAGTGTCAAAGGCCTGCTCGAGGGCGGGCCCCTCGATCACCTGCCCTCTGGCGTCCTTCCACGGCGGGTCCATCCGCACGACGCTGGCCAGCGCGAGCGCGGTGGCGTAGCGCGACGTCCAGGCCTCATAAGCGGCCACCGCGGCCCGGCCGGCGGCGTCGAGTTCCAAATCAGCAGATTGGTGCAACTTGTGCCCCAGCACAGGGATCCGGCCGGCCCGCTCCCGGGCTGCCTCCGTCTCGGCGTACGTCAGGGCACGAAGCACCACATGGTCAGCGCCGGCGGGCACCTCAAGGCGCGACTGGTCCCCGGTGAGCAGGTAGTGGCGGATACTGTCCACGTCGTTGGTGCTCTGGACAAGCGGGTCAGACGCGAGAAGCACGCGGTGTTCTTCGTCGGCTGAGAGGCTGGGCGAGTAGGCGAATGGCATGGGCCCTCCGGTCGTGTCGGAAGATGAGGCCGGCCGGGCACGACGGAGACGGGCAAGACTCCCCCGGCCGGCCTCAAATCAGTGGGTCAGGCCGATCTGCAGCGGGGTGTTGCTGGCCACGTAGCCGCCCGGGAAGACGTCGCCGGCCCATCGGCCCGCGCCGTAGGTGAGCACCTGGCGCACCAGATCCGTGCTCAGGTCGCGCACGTCGGGGTCGGACTTGAGCACGCCGCCGGGCAGCGACAGCACAACGCCCTGGCCCGCGCCGGGTGAGCCGAAGCCCACCATGACCATGCGCCGCACCTGGTTGACGAAGTCGTCGGTGAAGGCGGTGTTCGGCACGCTCAGGATGAGCGTGAGTTCGGTCACCTGGTTGGCCACCTCCCAGTCGCTCATGCCGAGGATGGACTGCGAAGAGCCCTTCGGGACTAGCGTGTTGGTGATGGTGCACGCGAATTCGTCCACGTCCACCTCGGCAGCCTGGGCGAGCAGGTAGGGCGCGGTCGGCGCGGGCGAGTCGTTGGCCTCGGGCACCGCCGCGGACATCACCTGGGCCGCCGCGAGCATGTGCGCGGGCTTCCCGCGGAGCCGGACCGGGTCGCCAATCGACGCGGAGGCGTTGTCGTACTGAACCAGCGCCGACTTGAAGGTCCACTCCAGAATGAGCCGGCGGCCGGGGGTGGTCGTCCAGCTGATGGACGACCACCGGCAGCCGTAGCAGTTGGCCCGCCACCCGTCGCCGTCGAGTTGGAACGCCACGGAATTGCCCACCGTGGCGTTGCTCTGGCTGAACGTCCGCACCGTCCTGACCACGTCCGCCGAGACGTTGGTCAGAGCCCGCGAGAACGCCGGCGAAAAGAAGACCGTGTCGCTGGCTGCGACCGTGATGTCGGTGATCTTGGCGTACTCGCGCTTCCCGTCGATGTCGACCGCGATCAGGTCGCCGATGGCGAATATCCCTGTCCCCGTGCCGACGAAGCTGTTGGCGGTGTCGGGTGGCGGGCCGGGCGCGCTCACCGGGTCGGCGTAGTCCGCGGCCAAAAGCGGGCTGGAGCCGTCCTGCATTCCGCTGGCGAGGAGCATGGCGAGCACGCTCCCGTCATATCCGCCGCCCAGGCTGGCGAAGTCGCCGCCGGTCCTGACCTGGTAGCTGAACGTCACCTGGGCCTCCGACCGCTTCACGGGGCTCCCGCTGGAGTCACAGACGGTGTTGGGCTCCGGGGGGAGCTCGTAGTATCCGCTCCGGGCCTCGTCGCGGACGTCCATCACGGGCTCGCCCGGGTCGGTGAGCGTGGGCTGCTCAGCGGCGAAGAGGACCGCCGCGCCGAAGGCCGTTGCCGCCGGGAGGTTGGTGGTCGGATCCAGCGACCCGAAGCTGCCGAACTCGTCGGCAACCTTGATGCTGATTGCGTGCTTGGTCGCCATGGTGGGCTCCTACGGTCCGCTCGAAAGGTACACGAGATCGAAGGGGATGGTCAGAATGAAGCCGAGCAGCTGGGGATCAGGATTGTCACCCATCCGCTGCTCAACGGTGGGCGCGCTGGGTGGCACCACCGACACGACCGACGAATCCCAGGCGGCGATGTCCTGCAGCGCCTGCACCAGAATGGCGGTGTCCTCGGCCATGATGCGCTCCAACTGGGCGCGGTCGCGCTGGGCGTCGTACAAGACCCGCAGCCCCATGTTCGCCCGGAAACGCGCGGTGGTGAATCCGGCTTCGAGGTCGTCCACCGGGAACGTCAGGACGCGGAAGTCGCAGACCCGGTGCCGGTAGCCCGCGAGCTGCTCGATCGGGATGACGTGGCCCTTCGCGTCCTCGTCGAAGTCGAAGCGGGTCAAGACGTCGGTCGTCGGCACGACCTGGCGCACCCTGTCCACGAAGGTCTCCATAGCGGCGGTGAAGCTCACAGCGCACTTCCCCCTTGCACCGCGCGGATCCCGATGCGCTCTTCTTCGCGGTTGAGCTCAGCCGCGACAGCCGCGTCGAGCTCTTCAAGGTCCGCGTCGTCGAGCGCCAGCCACGGGCGGTCGGCGTCCACGAAGCCCGCGTAGGGCGCGGCGCTCTTGACGACCACGCCCCGCGCCGTCGGCGTTCCGGTGAGCGTGTCGAGCATCCGGCCGGTGTCGCGGAGCGTCACGCGCGTCGTGTCTTTGTCCTCGACGGTGTCCGGGTCGTAGGGCTTGAAGGGTGCGCCTGTGGCGTCCACGCCTTCGGCGGTGCGACGCCGGATGAGCCGCACGATGAGCCGCCCGACCCGACGGCTGTTGGCCTGGGTCCAAAGGTCGGCGCGCCGGGCACCAACCCGAGCGGTGGCGTTGAGCGCGACGGGCATCAGTTGGCCGGGATGTAGGCGGGCGTCTGCGCCATCATGGGGTTGTCCCCCCTTAGTGGTTCTGGCCGATCGTGAAGGCCGGCGGTTCTGAACTGCTGAACGACCCGCCTGAATAGGCCACGCGGGTCCCTGTGATCTGCTGGGCGTCCTCGCCCTCGTCCACCACACCGTCGCTGTCCAGGTCGATCCAGACCGACTTGAGCGCGGTCTCAGCGAGCGCATCGGCGCGGGTGCGGAACGCCGCCGCGCGCTCGGAGTCGGAGGTGTCGAGGACCATCGCGGCTGCATAGTAGGCGTGCGACTCGAGGAGCGGGCGCCCGTCGATGTCGTCCTCCCACAAGCTGCGCTCCCGGAGTTCCGCCCGCAGGCGGTTGACCAGTTCATTCCGGGCCGCCGCAATCTGCGGGCCCCAGTCCTGTTGACGGTGGTGAACCATCTGAGCGAGTTGCGGGAACATGCCCTTGAGGTAGGTGCTGGACAGCCCCGTCTCAAAGGGACGCCGGACGACGTGTATCCGGCCCTCTTCGATGCCGCTGGAGTCGGGGCCCGCGAATGCCTCGCCGGGCACAAGCGGGTTGAAGGTCACCCGCCACAGGACGTTGCGCTGCGCCGTCGCCGTGACATCGGCCGCGCCGATGGCGGCATACCAGTCCGCCCAGCTGAAGAACGCCGCGCGGGCTGTGATCTCCCGGGGGAGTTCGTCGGCGATGACCACCTGCGTCCCACCGGGTGCCGCCTCGGCGACCACCACAGGAAACCACCCGTTGTCCTCAGTGACGAGCCACGCCCGGCCGTTCTCGGGCCCGACCACGCTGTCGGCGGTGGCGGAGATCGCAGCGGTGGCGAATACCTTGCGGTCGGTGCTGCTGACGGAGACCACCGTCAGCAGCTGCGGGCCCAGTGGGAGCATGCGCCGCCCGGACAGCAGGGGAGCCCCACTCGCCGGCGCGATGAAGTCCACCACAGGCGCGACGGTCGCCCGCAACGGCTGGGGGGCCGGCCATCGGAAGATGTGAGAGGTGAGGGCCTGGACTTTGCGGTCTGCCACTTGGGCCCCCTTGGATGGTGGGGCGGTGCCCGCGGGCGGGCGGGCGGCCGCCTATCAGGTCTCGGTGTTCTGGATCAGCGCGCCGAGGCCCAGGGTCACGGTGCGGATGTGCTCGGACACGCCCGTGATGGTCACCCAGCGCTGCTTTTGCCAGTCCCATTCCACGGCCGCGTTGTCGGCGAAGTCCGACTGGCGCGCGTTGGCCATGGCGGTCGGGGACATCAGGAGGTTAGGCGAGCCGTCCGCGCTGGGCCCCATCGAGCCGCCAATCCGACCGATCCAAAAGTAGTCCTCGTGGATGTCGGTGAGCAGGGTCCGATCGTCGGCGTCGTCGGGGTTGTTGGTGGTGAGCCGCTGGGCCCGGCCGATGTGGATGTCGCCCGGCAGGACGCCGAAGTGAGCCGCGAAGGCCTCAGCGAAACGAGACTCGCTCATCAGCAGGTTGTCGGTGTTGGTGCTCAGCGCGGCCAGGACGGTCGCGTTGCGGCTCAACACCTTCCACGTCGCCCGCCCCATCAAGATCTTGTTGGGGCGGCCGCCGACGATCCTGTCGACGGCGTTGGAGACGTCAGCGATGGGGTCGGACGTGGACTGGTCCCACACATCGACACCCGCCAACGTGTCGTCGTAGGCCCACGTCCCGGCCGCGCCGACGATGGCGTCCCGCAGACGCCGCTCGCGCCCCACACGGACGAAGTCGACCGCCGCCTGGGTGTACTGGGTGAGCAGCGGGATGGGGATCTGGCTGGACTGCTGCAGCTCCTTGGGAAGCGGCTCGCCCCGGTAGTAGGGCTGGCACTCGTAGTCCACCTTCCCGTACCCGATGCCGGGTCCGATGGAGACGTCGCCGCCCGGCTGACGCTGGCCGTCCTCGCCGTTGAGGCCGAAGTATCCACCGGCCGCCAGGATGGGAATGGACCCCTCGATGAAGTCGGTGGGCGAGCCCGGCAGGAACGCCTCGGCGATGTAGTCGCTCTCGGCGTTGGCCAGGCCGGACAGGATGCCGGCGAGGACCTCGGGCTGAATCTGCGGGTTCTGGAGCGCCATGCCAGCGCCACCTTTCAGCCCAAACGGGCGTCACTTGGGTCGGACTAGATCTGCGGAGGTGCGGGCGGAGGGGGCGGCCCGGCTCCCAGGTCCTCGTGGATGTCCACGAGGAACTCGACCAGGTCGTCGGCGGCGAAGTTCTGGCTGGCGCGCATCATCCGGCCGATCTGGTAGTTGCCAGCCCCGGCGAAGAAGTCGGTCGCCTGGCCGTTGAGGTCGGACATCAGCCGGTCCGACGTGGCCGCGGTCAGCCCGGCCGCGCCAACGCTGATGCGACAGACGCCGTCCACCTGGACCTCCACCTTGAGGCCGCCTGGGGCCACCGAGACGATGACGCCCAGCGGGTCGTCCATCGCGCCGGTGACCAGCGAGACCGCATCGACACCGCTGCGGGTGACGATGTAGCCCTCTTTGCCGGTCGCGTCCGGCGTGATGCTCATCTGGAGCGTGTTGCCACTGCGGGTCATTCGCTCTGTCCTCTCACGCCCACAGGCGAGAATCAGCGGGGGAAGACCGCCTTGTCCTGGTTGTAGATCATCACGGCCGCCACCTGGTAGGGCACCTGGTGCGCGGCCATGTAGGCGCGGATCGCCCCATCCTGTTTCTGGCCGGGGGTCTCGGGCTGGGGTACATCGCCGTGGCCGTCGGCCTCGGTCTTGACGACCGCCGAACCCTTGACGGTCACGACCAGCGCGTCAAAGGGCTTGAAGGCCGCGTCGGGGGCCTTCGTCTGGGCGTCGTAGGCGGCCTCGAAGTGGGCGCGCTGGTCGAGGCGGATGTCGCCGGCCTCCAGCAACGCCTCGATGGCGGCGGTCTTCTTGGCCGCGCCGGCCTGGGCCTTGAGCCCCGCATTCTCGGCCTTGAGCCGAGTGTGCTCGGCACTGAGCGCCTGGAACGCGGCCTCAGCGGCACCCTCGCCGCTGTCGCCGTCGGCACCCTCGTCTGCCCCTGCCTCGCGGAGCTCCTCGTTTTCGGCGGTCAGCTGGGCCACCTTCGCGCGGAGCTCGGCGAGCTCCTCCTGCATGGCCTGGATCTCTTCCTCGGACACGGTGACCTCCTGAGCCTCTGCGTCAATGTTGTGGCGGTTTTCCGCGCGCTGGTCAAGCGCGCGGGTGAAGTCAAGGGTGGGGCGGCGGCTGACGCGGTCGGCGAGACCGGCTGCGACAGCCTCCTCGCCGATGAGCAGACCGCCCCCGTCGGTGGCGGTCAGCAAGTCGGCGACGGGGACGCCTCGCCGGGCGCTGATGTCCTCGAGGAAGGTGGCCGCCATCCGGTCAGCGAAGCCCTGAGCGTTCTCGCCGTTCAGCAGCTTGTTCGGGGTCTGCGACGAGACCACCGTCTGGACACCGGCGGCGTCCTCGACCACCTCCACCACGACGCCGAGCGACCCCATGACGGACGTTGGGGTCAGCGTGACTGAGTCGGCCGAGCTCGCCAGCCACACTCCGGCGGAACAGCACATGCCGGCGACGAACACCTCCACCGGCTTTGTCGCCTCATCGATGGCGGCGGCGACGAGGTCAAGCCCCGCGATAGCCCCCCCCGGCGTGTCCACCGACAGCCGGATGGACTCCACGCATGGGTCAGCGTCCGCGCTGGCGATGCTCGCGGCCAGCGTCTCATAGTTCGCGCCGCCGAAGAGCGCCGAGAAGAGGGACGGGCGGGCGAATAGCGGACCGACGACGTGGACGACGCCCACCGCGCCGTCCCGTTCGAAGCCAACAGCGGGGAGGATCGCGGCGGATTCCTCGCCGGCCTCGGCCTTCGCCAAGATCTGACGGAGCGCCGCCGGGTGGATTGCCCAGTGGGAGTCAATCATCGGGCACCTGCTCCGCTGGGAAGTTGGCCGCGTCACGCAGCGCGGCTCGCGCCGCTGGATCCGTCGTCGGACTGAACCACCCAGCCGCAGTCAGCGGGGCGAGGCTCGGGATGAGCTGCTTGAGGTAGTCGACGGACAGCCCTGTGTGAGTGAGCCGCGGCAGGACTGACGGGTCATGGGGCCCGTAGTTCGCCTCGACCCACCGGCCGATGACGCCGCCACCGCGCCGATGGGGCCCGCTCATCGCCGCCGCGATGCGGTCAAGGGCGTTGACGGTGTTGCGCCGGAAGAAATTCTCATGCACCTCGCCGGCGTTCTTCGCCCCGGCGTCGCTGATGCCGACCGCGAGGAACTGCACCAGGGATGCCCGTAGGATCTCGATGTCGTAGTACCTGGCCACATCGAGCACCGGCCCGGCGTCCAGTCCGCCGCCATACTGCTCGAACTTCACGAACTCAGACTCGACCAGCCAACTCCCGGCCCGCGCAAGGTAGTTGCCCAGCACTGTCTCGGCGGCGTCGACCTGCGCTTGCAGCGTCCCGTCCACCACGCCCGCGGCCCGTGCCTCCTCGTGTAGGACTGTGATCTTCGGCGTGGCGAATGCCCAGCGGTCGACCGCGACGGATATGGCGTCGAGGGTGGCCTGCTTTGCGTGCCACGGGAAATACGCCGCCCTGCCCAGACCTCGGCCCTCAAAGTTGTTCCCGGTGCCCTCGCGGACCAGCAGTAGCAAGCCCTCGGCGGGGATCTCTCGGATGCGGGAGACGCCGCGCGCTCGGTCCTCTTGGGCCGGGTCCTGCGTCACGCCCACCAGCCGGCCGCGGTTCATGACCCAGGCGCGGTGGACGCGCGGGTCCCGGTCTTCGATGTCGACCAGGTCGAAGCCGTGGCCGCGCCGAAACCGGAAGATGGGCTCGGCGTATCGGAACCCGATCCACTCGTGCAGCACCATCTGGCCGAGCATCTCTTCCCAGCTGCGCCGCATCCGGCCAGCGCCGCGCCCGCCCATCCCCATCATCTCGTTGGCGGCCTTCGCCAGGAACTCAGCGAAAGGGTCGTCGGACGTCCCAGACTCCCACCTCCAGTCAGGGGAGAGCAGGGTGGATGAGACGGCCTCCCACGACGCCGCGCACGCGGTGTCGGTGCGAAGCATCTCCATGGCCTTCTCGGCCCAGTCCTTGCCCTGCAGGTTCGGGTTCGGGTCCTCGCCCCGGATGCGCCCGCCCTGAATCTTGGTGCCGGACCAGCCGAACGGCGCGCGGCCAGGCTCAGGAAGCGCGGCAGGGGAGCGGCGGAACAGAGACGCGAGGCGGTTGAGGAACACGGCCATGGGCCGAAGTTAGCCGCGCGAGAGAGGGAGAGCAAGGCGAGCCCGCGCGGCCAGGGGTGTGCGGCCCGGCCGCGCGGGAGTCCGTGAGGACGCTTTGACGCTAACCGGAGGCGGGGCCCTGGTCAATGAGCGCCGCCCTCTCCACCTCGAGCGCATCGGCCAGCGCGGCCAGCGTGACCCCACCAGTCCGCAGCCGCTTCGCCCCGCGCAGGACCGGGGCTAGGGTGCCGTAAGGGACGCCCATCGCGCGCGCCAATCCCCGCAGGCTGGTTGGGGCCTCCGTTCGCGCGGCCAGGATGGCGCGCACCCGACGCCCAACCGTTGCCGAGTCCAGCTGGCGCTCACCCACCGGACAGCCCCACCCAGACCTCGCCAGTCACGACTCGGGCCTGAACGGTGCGCGCCACGGCGTGTAGTTGACGCGGGGTCCGCCCCCGAGACGCTCCGCTGGCCGCGGCTTGGTCGAGACGCTATGGGGGATCGTCGGCTTGATGAAGCCACGCCCCGCGTTGGCGAGCTGCGGCGGGGCGTTGTGTGGTCGGTCGGTCATGTCGCCTCCTCGGCGGTCGTGGCGCCGGAACTAAAAACCCGCCCCCGGTGTCGCGTGCGTGCCCAAAGGCCCCGGGGGCGGGGCGCTACAGAGAAGCCTGCAGCTGAATCTTGAATGAGCCGCCGCGCGCCGTCACCGTCCAGCCATCCACCCGCACTCCGCCTCGAGCTCAGGGCCCATGCGCGCTCCGTTCTCGGTCACGGTCTGCGCCGAACACGCGCCGATGATGGAGGGCCCGCCGAGTGTCGGGTGCGCCGCGTCTTCGGGGATTTCGAAGTTGACCTCCCATGCCACTCCCCCGTTGGCCGCCCAGCGAGGGATCCAGACGATGAGGCGGTTGCCGCCTTCCTCATGCCGCAAGTAGGCCCCGTGCTGCCACGCCGCCGAGTCGAAGCACATCCAGTTGCGCTTCACGACGTTACCGCCGAAGTCGAGGATGGGCTGATAGATGCACGCGAAGTCCCAAAGGGTGTTGTCCGATGTGACCACCGTGAACTCCGCGTCGTCCACCTTGCCGTCGACCGCGACGTTGGACCAGATGTTGGCGTTGATGAGCCATCCGCAGTCGACGGCCCCCTTGGTGTCGGTGGCGTCGCAGGCGGGGCCGTCGGCGTGCCGGATGATGTTCTTCGCGTGGACGTGGAGGCCGGCGTCGGCTGGGGTGTCCA